CCCAACTTGCCCTCGTTACGTCCCGTGCCTTCTTCTACGGCCACAACGTTCAGTGTAACTTCTATGAACGGCTTGATCTTTAGCCATGCATGACTGCGTTTGCAGTGAAACAGAGCACCCGCTGGCTTAATCATTAGACCCTCGTAACCTTCGTCTAACGCACGTTTGTTCATATCTGCGAATTGTGTACGTCCACTGTCTGTGTCTAAGTTTACTTGCACAGAATCTACAACACGAATACAATCGTCGAGTAGTTCTGTTAGTGCTTCTAATCTGTGTCTACGGACAGCAGCATTTTCTTTGCTAACACCAGCATTGAACTCGTCGATGCTGATAAAGTCGAACAACGCCAAGTAAGCATCTTGTGTCTGTGCACCTTCTTTTCTGTGCACCTGCTTCATGAGACTTTGAAAGTCTTCACTCATTACTTCGCCGTCAAAAACAATTCCATTGAACTCTGGTTTGCTAAGGGCTTCCTCGATATGTGGGAAGTTGGAAAGTAACTTGCCGTTACGGCTGTATAGTGTTGCACTGCCGTTTTGCACAATAGCAATAACACGCACACCATCATACTTGTATTCAATAAAGCAGTTGCCTGCAATTTTCTTTTCATGCTTTGCTCCATCGTGTGCCAGCATACAACCAAACACAGGCACAGTACCTGGTGCTACCTTGTTCACAGTTTTTTCACTTACACCGCATCGTAGGTCTTTGATGAGGATACGTCGGTACCAATCGTTCCATTGCTCTTGCGTGGCTTGTGCCATGGCAACTAGGATAGCATCACGAGCCGCATGCCCTGTGAGTACACGCTCTTCTAGATCAAGTGCAAGACTTTCAAAGTCGTCCCAATTGAGACCTTCGCCTGTGGGATCCTTTTTAGTGGGAACATCTTTAACACCAAATGTTACTAACGGATCTAGTGCTTTAACTAGCCCGTGCCTGAATTCGGGGACACCCACATGATCTGCTACTACACCTTCTTTGAATAATCGACTGTTATCGCTTTCAAGGTGTTGGATAATCTGCCACGGTGTCATGCTTTTGTCCATTCCCAAGCACCGGCGCCAATGTAGCGGTCCTTCTTATAACCTGCCTTCTCCATTTCAGGATCCACATAACGGTCCTGCACATCAACACCAGCATATTCAAAGTCACGAGCCGTCTTACCCGGATTGTCTTTGAGCCACTTGCGCTTACCTTCTTGGTAAGCATAGTATGAATCATTCACGGTAAATCCCTCTCAATCTGCCACTGATAGTGATTATACAGTTCAACAAATGCTTCACGAACATTTTTAGGAAAGTCTGTATGGCTCTCCATTTGATCGATAGCAGAAGCAAGTGCCCTACTCAATTTGATTTCTTTTGCAGTGCCTACGGCATGCACTTCTACTGCGGTATCACTACCAACCTTTTGACCAATGCACATACGTTTCTCCACACTCAAACTTGCCACAGATACATTGCCCTTCTTTGAGATCCTTGTTGGGATCAACGGCTTCGTAATCTTCTTCATTGAACGATGCCCAGGCAAAACGTTCTGCTTCATCATCGTCCATACCCATCGCAATACCTAGTTCAAAATGGTCCTCGAGGAACATTTCGTTATAATGGTTACTCATGCATTACACTCCAGTACGAGCATCGATAGCTGCAAGAACTGCTTCTACAGCCTGTTGATTGAAACCACCAATGTGCCAATCGTATGATTTGCTGTTGCGACTGCGCTGTCCACCATCATAGTCTTTCCAGTCGTAAATGGTAGCATGCACAGTTTGTACTTCACCAAAGTCCTCAACTTCAAAACAAAGTTCCCACTCGGTGTTGACCTTCTCATCACCGCTAGGAGTGTTGTAGTGAGGCTCGCCGAAGATTTCAACGAGGGTGTTATAGTTCGCAGTCACATAGCCTTGAAGACTGCTCATGTTAATACGACCTTGCTCAACATTCAAAATTTTCATCTCTGCACCTTTTTGTTAATTGATGTAAACATTATACCAGAAAAACTGGCAGAAGTCAACCTTCTATGCACTCCAATAAGATTCACTTAGCGGGCTCATGTAGTGAGGCTCGTTGAT